CATCCCATTACGTTTTCCCAATCTTGCTTACCAGACCTATTACCATCCATAGGTATAGGAGGAACAGGAAAGCTACCAACAGGTATGCTTGTTTTTCTGCTAGGAGGCGCTCTCTTTCCTTTCGTTGCCATTGTTCTGCATCCCGCATTTTCCTTGCTTTTGCTTGTTCTTCAGCAATGATGTCTCTCATGCTGAACACCTCAGAATACAAAGCACCCATCTCAGGGGGCGATTGGTAGACCATGCACTCTCGTATCTGAACTACCAACCTTTCCATCTCTTGTTGCGCCAAAACCCTATTTAGGGCTTCTTCCATCAAGTTCACATCATCAGAGAAAACTACAGTCCTTGCCTTCTCCTCTGACTCCCTAATGTGTGTTTCTAACTGCTCCTGTAACTTGAAGAACTCACTCAGGTTCTTAACTATCTCAGCTTTGACTTGAGTTTCGTCAACAGCAACAAAATCAGATTTTTTAGGCTTTCCAACAGGCTTTGCAACTTGAGGTTTAGGTTTATTGCCAAAGAATCCAAGAAGCGTACCCCAGATTCCTTTAACCTCTTTGCCAATGGCAACAACTTCATTAGCGGTGTTTCTGATTTCGACAAAAGACTCTTTAGCTTGCTTGTAAAGGTCACAGCCAGCTTGGATGTTTTTGACCAAGCCAGCCGCAAGTAGACAAATGGAGATTGGGTCAATTTTGTGTTCTCAATCTGTTGGAAGGTCTGTTGGGAATCTTAATTGTGGAGGCATACGTTCTGCTCTGTTGTATTGGTTAATGACGCTAGGAGCTAATACAGCGCCAACTTGAGGGGAAGCGCCTGTCAACATACCGCCAGCTTGCTTCATTAATTCAGGGCGAGAACGCAACAACATATCCAAAGCCCTTTGTCCAGCAGGACTGTACATTGTTGGAACTGTTGCCACCAAAGGAATGCCAATCTGAGGTTGCGAAAACATACCCAATCCACCAATAGTAGATGCGGCAACTCGGCCTTCTAATGTAGCTCTTGATTGATCTCCAAGAACTTCAACAGCGGCATCTGATATTTCTTGACTCTTAGCCTTTCCTTTTGCAAACGCAGATTTGCGTCTTGTCATATCAGATTGCCTTACAGCAGTTGAAAACTGTTTTGGCGTAAATACACCACTTGGCGCACCTGAATTAGCGGCGGCAATGTTGATTACAGACAAATCGGCGTAAGCACTGTCAATTCTTCGCAATTTTGGTGTTTGCTTTGGGTTTTGAAAGTACAGTTCTTTTTTCATAACACCAAGAACATCACCGAGTGCCTCTCCAATATCTCTTTCAGATGCTGTAGAACTATTCATGTAGTTGCTTGCTTTTTTACGCAAGTCTGATTCAATGCCTTTGAATGTTTGACCATCCATCTTTTGACCAGAAAACTTACCTAAAACTATATCGTTTAGTGTTTGAGCAACCTCTTGTCTTTGACTTGGAGACAAATTAGTTTTCTTGCTTAAAGCAGAAAGGATATTGCTTGTTGTTGCAAAATCTAAATCAAATGACATTTTGGATAAAACATCATCATATTGATTTGAGACTTGTTCTGAGGCATAGTTAATAGCATCTCTACCAATAACATCTTCAGGCAGTTTATCCTTGACTTTATTTAATGCCTTGTTAATCACGCCTTTGTTAAAGTCAAACAAAACACGCTGTCTTGCGTTTTCTATGCTAGACCCAATCAAAGGTAAATTCTGAGCAAATTCTTCAATTGATTTGAACTGACCACCCAATGTTTGACCTATTGTTGGAGTAATTCCAAGGTCACGCATTGTTTGCTCTGCCTTAGAGACAAGAGGCTTTAATACTCTGCCAGCACCAGCAACAATTTTTTCACCAAGTGGGGCGGTAACAGCACTCACACCAATCTGCTGTGCTTTTTGTGGAGCAAACTCACCTTCTCCTGTAACTGGTTGCATAGCACCACTAACAGCGCCACCAGCTACAGCTTGAGCAGTTGCCCCATAACCAGCACCCCTAACTAACTGAGCCGCCCTAGTTGCAGGAACAATAGTTGCGGGATTAATAACGTTACCAGCTAATCTAGGCACATCAAAACCAGTTTCTCCACGAGCCTGACGTTGTTGTTGATAAGCCTGTTCTTCAGCACGAGCAAGTTCATCAACACGCTGTGCCTCGCTTGAGAAAAACTCACTCACGGGATTTTGATAAGCGCCAAATCCAGAAGTTACTCCAGCTAATGCACGAGGTAGCATTTGTGCGCCACCTGTAATAGGGTCTTTTAACCCCATCAGAAAACCTGATGATGGCGGCGTAACTTGCGCTTGAGGAGCAAGCAGTTTTTCTATTTGTTCGTCAGTAGTTCCTTCTGGAAACTCAATAACGTCATTGCCTACTTGTACATATATTGATGCCATTTTATTCTCCAACCACGGGTTCTAATTTTCCAGTCTGAGGATTTAGTCTTTTAGTTACTCTTGGCGTAGATGGTGTGGGTTGCATTGGTTCAAGAGGCAAATTACCACCTTTTCCAGCAGACTCTGCTTGCTTTTGTAGTCGGCGAATATTGTTTGCAATTTTCTTTTCAGCACTTGCCAAAATACGCCTCATGGATTCTGGCTCTAAGCGTTGATCGCCAGCAACGACTTTTTGCAAATATTTCAATTCTTCGTTAGAGTCATTTCCACCAAATTGTTGCAATCTTGGAATAACAATTTCACCAATGTTTGCCATGAAGACTTCAGTGTTTTGAACTTTTTTAGAGTCTCCAATCGCTCCACCAGAAAATTTTGCGACAAAACCTTTTTCAGGGCCATATGCTCCAGCATAAATACCTTTATCAATTAATTTCAAAGCATCACTAACACCAGTTTGCAAAGAAAATTGATTTTCAATATTTGCAACACCTTCACCAATAATTTTTCCTGCCGCTTTAGCCGCCGCACCAGTGTCAACAGATATGCCGCCAATAATCACATTGCCTGTTCCTTTGCTTGCACCTTTAGTTTCTGCATTGATGTGTTCAAGCATTCTTCTTTGGAATGGTTCTGTGTTTGGCTCTAATCCAGCTTCAATAAGTTTTTTGGCAAAATCAGAATACTTTGCTGGCGTATCTCCTTGATAGATAGGCTTACCAGTTGTTTTTGACACCAATGCGTTTCCAACAACAACAACATCATCCTTTGTTTTTTCAAGCAAAATTAAATCAGCAACATTTTGAGATTCTTGGTATTTAGCCAAACTTTCAGGAGTATATTTACCAGAACGAATAATCTGTTGGAATGGGTCAGCCCCTTGTCGCTCTCTAGTTCTTTGCTGAATAAGAGCATATTCACTCATAGCTTTCCTGCCAGCGTCAGCAACAGCTATAGCAAACTGTTGGTCACCAGATTGAGCCGCTATTTCAGCAATCTTCATATATGACTCAGGGTCATTTGGATTTAACTGACTAGCCAACTGCTGTCTACGAGCAATGATCTGCAACTGTGGGTCTGTACCACCCAAAGCACTACCAATCCCTTGACCCAACTGGAAACCAGCAGTCCTAGCACCTAGAGCCGCTTGTTGAAAAGGGTTCAACTGTACTTCTTGAGCCGCACGATTCTGAAACTGTGCTAACTGGTTTTGTTGGTACTGTTCAGGAGTAGTGAACAATCCTAAGATTTCGCTTGCCATTGTCTTCTCTCCTTAAGCTACAAATTGTTGTACAGGTACATATTGTCCTGTTGCAGGATTAAATGTGTATTGCTGTTGTGTAGGCTGTGCTGTTACACCAAATGCTCTGTTCAATGCACCAGTAACATTAGGACTTCCTGCAACACCAGCCAACACATTACCACCTAAAGAATAAGCATTTGATGGAGCCATTGTGCTTGCCGCATTGATAATGCCCTGACCAGTTAACATTCCAGCTTGTGCCGCACTAGCAGTAGTCTTAGCGCCAATTTGAGTACCAAGTGCCATTGGTTGTTGAGCAAGATTCTCAAGCCCTGTAGTTACATCCATTACATTGGTAAATGGCGCAAGAGCCGCTGTTTGACCAGTGTAGAACCTACCCTGCAAATTAGCACCAGTATCAAACAATCCAGCGCCATAGCTTATGCGCCTTCTTGCTTCTTCATCTGCTTGCGCCGCAAGAACTAAATCACTCTGTGCTATTGAGTTGTAGTAAGCCGCCATTTCAGGATTTGTAGCCATCAAGCTACCACCTTGAGCAGTAGCCGCACCACCTCGACCTGTTTGGAACTGCCTGTTTCTCAACTCAGCAAGTTGATTTTCTCGGCTAGGTGTAAGCAAAGCCTGTTGTTTAGCAATGTATTCTTGTGCCGCCTGTTCAGGCGTTTTAGAAAGGTAACCCTGACCAAGGCTAAACAGATTCTGTGCCGCACCAGTTAAAGGAGCATAAGCCGCTTGAGCGCCCTCTGCACCAGTTAAACCTTGATTAGCCAATGCAGACAATCGGTTTTGGTAACCAAGAATCTCAGGGCTTGGTGTATATCCAGCACTGATGACATTACCTGCCGCATCAGTCTGGAAGTTAGATGCCCCAAAACGAGTAGTTACGCCAACAGGTCTAAATCTAGCCGCTTCAGCCGCAATCTGTGCCGCACGAACTTGTGCTTGTGCTTGAGTTGTTGCCGCATCTGCCGCCGCTTCACTTTGAAGATAAGAACCACCAGCACTCAATAATCCTTGAATAACAGAGGGGGCAAATGAAGACAAAGTCTCTGGCTTTACACCTAAAAAACTAGACGCTGATTGCAACAAACTTGGTGTTACACCTTGCGTTGCAATTTGACTGGCAATAGCTGAACCAGTTAATGATGCCGTTGAAGCACCACCAGCACCATAAGCGTTAGCCGCTTGAGCCGCATACGGGCTTAAAGCACCACCAGTAGCCGCTGTTGTTCCAGCAGTAGTTGCCGCAGTAGTACCACCCAAAGCACCTGACGCAAGAGCCGCACCACCAGCAACAGCCGCAACAGTAGCCCACCCCCCAGGAATACTTTCGTTCACAGAATCATCAACGTCAGCTAAAACATCAGATACGCTACTAACCGCATCATCAACAGCGCCAGTAACAGAATCAACAAAAGATGAAACACCACCTTGAGGCTTAATCTTTCTATCCCCAATATGCTTAAACGCATTTATTGGTAAATCTGGTATGCCCAACAAGGCATAGTTACGATCATTGAATTTCATAAGTCGGCCTTCCAGTTGAATTGAGGCAAATCAGAGTCAACAACATTTAAACCAACTTTTTTAAGCAGTTCAATAATTTGAGGGTTGTCAGCTTTACCATAAACAGTTTTAATGCCAAGATCAGTTGTTCTTCTTATGAAAGCACTTAACGATCTAGCAAGCGTCATCACGCCATCTTGTGTAAACAAATGAACTTCTGCGGCATCATCATCAATTTTTGTAAGCAACAAGACAGAGTTACCCTCTTGCATCAAAACAGCTTTTTTCTGTTTGACAGCATTGCTTATTAAAGTTAATGCCTTGTCTCTATCTACACCTTTTTTTTGTGCATCTGCCAGTATGATTTCTGTTGCTTTCATGTCTTATCCTTTAAACAGTACCATTGGCAATCACATTGCCCAACACAGTGAAATTACCTGAAGAATCTATCTTGGCAACAGCAGTAGATGAGTTGTAGATGTACAAGACATTACTTGTTTCTACAAACGAAAAGTTTGTGAAGTCTCCATCTGCCTTAGTAGAAATAGCAGTTTGGATGTTATTGAACTCAGTATCAATCTCAGTTCCCTTAACAACCTTACCCGCATTGCCTGAAGCTAAAGAATCTTTAGCCGCAAAGTTAGTGGTTTTTGTGTAATTCATGATGTTTCCTTACGCCATTTTGCCGTTTTTGGCTTGAATTTCAATCTTCTGAATGCTTATGGGCGCACCATTGATCTGCACCTCATAGCCTGTTTGAACAACCTTACCAAAGCCACTTGCTTGACCAACCAATGTACTCAACTGAATACCAGCAGAATAGTTTGCAATTGGTACTCCATTGTCTCCATACTCAGCAATCCCATACTCAGCAACAGTACTTACAGGAATCTGCAATGTTTGAGCATAATATTGACCAGAAAAGTCATAGCCCCACTTAATGATGAATCCTTGATTAGTGCCACCAATGACAACAACAGAAATCTTCTTCAGAATAGATGTAACATTCACATCGCCAAGGTCTGCATAGTTGGTGAAATACTGGAAACGATAGGTTGAGGCATGGTCAAGGTAAGTACCATACTTGCACACAAAACCATTCTTACCAATCAACAAGTCACCATTACGCTTTGAGTAAAAACAAGTAGGCTCAATGCTCTCCCAAGTCGTTACCCTAGCACTGCCATCTTGTAATTGTTGCTTTGTATCAAACACATAAACCTGCTTAACAGTAGGTAAATTTAAAAGATAAAAAGCATTGCTTTCAGAGTAAACAGCCTTAATTGCTGATGGAGTCTCACCACCAACAATAGTCATCAAGTCATTACGAACATTCTTAGACAAGTCACGCAAAGGTGCTGACTTTTCTTGGATAGTACGCAACAGACTGCGAACACCACTGTTTGACAAGAAAATAATGTCTGAGCCAGTAGTAGCAATAGAGTCTCTAGACAAACAACCAACATCAGAAATCGAATCACTCAAAGTCATTGTGGATGGTGTTGTAGCCCCCGCATAAACCAATATTTGTCGCTTACCAAAGATAAACAAAAACCCGTTATGTGCGCCTAAACCAACAATTTGATCTGCTCCATTAGGCCAAACTCTAGAAACATCTAAAGTACCTGATGTTCCACCTGTCCAGTTATGTCCTGCCAATAAATCAGAGAAAGTGATAGTAACCTTGTCCGCTGAAGTTTCAGCAACCCATAACCTACCAAAAGACGATATACCAATATTTGCTTGAGGAATAGTTCCTGTATAACCTGATTTCTCACTTACTCTACGAAAAGTTGAAGTGCTAACAGCAGGGTCATAAATCAACGGGTCATAGCCTAATTGAAAGAAGTATGTAATTCCATTCAAGGATGCACATTGCCAATCACTTGCCGTAATAGTAGGTGCAACACCACCCCCACCATAGGTAAGTTCTACAACAGCATTACCAGAGTCAAGTTTAAACAGCTTGTTGTTGCCAGCAAACAAGGTGGTCAAAGTGCCATCAAGTTGCACTAACTCATGTATAACTTTAATGTCATTAGCGCCTAAAGTACCGCTTGAAGAATTTACCCTTGAAAACCCTTTACGAGAACCGACACGACCATATTGATCAATCACACAATTAGTAGCAATAGACGCAAAACCACTCGCTAAATCTAGCGGTGAATCTTGCGTATTTAGCCCATAAAATCCCGGGGCTGAAATGCTAAATAATTGTAGTGGCTGTGTCATACGGCTACAAATTCTTGGTTCTCAGGATAACGAGTGCCTTCCAAAGCAATGTGGTCAGACAACATCGACTTGTAAAGCAAATACGCTTCTGATGATGAAGTACCACCATCTTCACCACGTTCTATCAAAGCTCTTGCATAGGCATTCTGAGCCACTAAAACATCAGGTACAGCCACAACAGTTGCATCTAAGGCTAACGTAGCCTGTGGCACTGTCAACGCAAATTTGATTGTGTATACGCCATCTGGTATTGGGTAAAAATTTACCTTAGTGTCGTAGTTACCATCAACGCCATCAAACGCAAATTCTGTCGGTATTGAATTGACAAGTGGCGTAAAGTTTAGCTTGCGGTTCATGTCCACAAAAGTAATGTTGGTCAACCCAACATTGCTTGTGGTATTGATTACATCCATTACTTGAAACTTCTGACCAGCACCTGTCAAAGAGTAAGCGGGTGTGGATGCTACAGTGCTAACTGTAATTGTCTGACCCAAAACATTCCATGCAAAAACGTCTTCAATCTGACGCTTGGCATCATTAACAAACTTGCCAATCAGTGTTGAATAAGCAGTTTGATTGTTTGTGGTAACAACTGGTTCTCTGAGTCTAATCAGAACATCGTTGATAAGTTCAAGGTAGGTCATGTTCTTGTCAACCCTTCTTCTTCAAATGTTGCTATAAAACTAAAAGAACTTGCCGCTTCAGTAGTTATTTTAATTTTGTCGCCTTCTTCCAAAACAATGTAAGCCGCACCATCAAACTGTAAATAGGCTTTTGTTGTAAAGTTATATGCAGTCAAAATATCAAGCGTTGTATCGGCACTTGCGTCATACCATTGAACAGTAATATGCTTGGTATTCCCACCTGTATTGTGGATATACATTACAGTAAATTTGGCGTAATAGCCTCTAGGACAGGTATAGACTGTAGTGTCTACTGCCGCTGTGGGACTAACTCCAACTGATAATGCTCTCATTTCGCTTTTGCCTTATTCCTGTCGGATATAGCTTTAGCTTTTATCTTAGCGTCAGCCTTTGAGGTACTACCCCATGCTCTGAGCGAAAGAAGCAATCTTGTTGGTTTACCATTCTTGTCGTACTCAGCACCGCTGTTGCCAGCCATACGAGCCAAGAAACTTGCTCTTCTAGGGTTGTCCCCTGAAGAAACTGGAGGCTTCAGATTACCACCAGTTTCCGCATTATAAGACGCTCTGCCCTTGGCATTCAAGCCGCCTTTTGGATTTTGACCAGCTTTTGTTTGCCAAGTGGGTGTTTTCATTTACTTCACCTTTTTAGGCGGTGTGTGCGTTAAATTGCGACTTTTGGCTGTGTGCTTTTCACCAGTCATCAATACACCTTTTTCTTTGTGAACCTTGCCTTTGTAGACCTTACCATCAGGCAAATAATGAGTTGCAGTCTTGCTCATTACTTCACCTTTTTAGGCTTCTTTGCAGTCTTTGCCGCCTGTTTGAAGTCAGCCGCTGTTGGTGCATTCTTAGAACCCACTTTGTTCATCTTTTCACCAGAACCAGCCTTGATACGGGCTTGTTTAGCATTAATTGCAGAATATAGTCCTTGCTTCATAGGGTTTCTCCTTAGTACATGATTTTGGCGGTAATCGTGCCAGTTACATAAACAGTGCAATTTGCTCGCAAATACTTGGGAGCATTGGCAACTGTAATGAGTCCATCAGCAATCAAAGCCGCTCCTAAAGTTGACCAATCTGTGCCATCAAGACTGCCTTGCAATACAACAGTAGCGGAAGTGATACCACTGACTTGCAAAAACGCTGGTTGACCAGCATCAGCCTGAACAGCCTTAGATGCGCCTGTTGCGCTAACAGCACTCAATAAAGTGACAGGAGAAGTTAAAGATGCCATTATTTACCTCTTGAAGATTTCTTCATCATGTTAGTAGCAGTCCTACCACCCTTTGTAGGCATACCTTTTGGTTTACCAATAGCTACCATAACAGTCACAGGAATACCCTTTTTCTTGCCGTATTCTTTTGCTTCTTTTTCCCCTTTTTCGGTGTAGGGAAACTTCTTTTTTCCAACTGAAGGCATAGTGTTCTCCTTATTTCCACAGTCTGTCAGCAACAAAGGTAATAAGACCGCCTATGAATGAAGCGATAGTCATACCCAGCCAAAAACCACCTTTGCCTTTGTTGGCAAGTTCAAGTAATGACTTTACATCGTGACTCAATTGAGTTACTTGACCATGTAGAGTCTCTACTTGAGCCTCTAACCTACCAAAATCTCTTGCGTCAATATCAGACATTTGCAACCTTTCGGGGTCTTCCCATACGCTTAATTGATGGAATTACAGGCGCAAATGCGGTATCTGTACGCTCAGAATCAAGTGACTCTATGGTTACTTCTTCTTCATCAATCCTTACATACCCCTGATGACCCTTCATAGAGTCAATATCATGCTGATATGTAAAAGTAACAGTGTTACCTGACTGAAGACAACGAAAAGTAGCCATAAAACCCTTAAATGAGAAAGGGGGGACTAGCCCCCCAATCTTTACACCATGCGAACTACAACGAGTCGCAATGTTGAAGATGCCAAATCTACTGTTGATTCTGACTCGTTTTGGATGCGGAATTTAACTGTGTTTGCGGCACTGACATAGCCAGTGACAGTCAAACCTACCAAATCTACACCCAAAGATGCGCCAATCACCATGTCACCCAAGGCGACACCAGCCACTGTTACATCATCTGTTTCACCTGCGCCATTGATTAAAGAACCAGCGTCAAGGGTGCAACTAACTGCCCAAGTATCAGAGAACAAACCCCGAAACTGGTCATTACCTCTGCGTGTTACAACTGCCGTTGCTGTTGCCATTTTGATTTCTCCTAATTAGGGTTAAAAAAGTCCCCCTACCCCTATTTATAGAAGTAGGAGGGACAACTGCAATTAGGCAGGAACAATGAGAGCGAACATAGATGCAGACTTAGCCGCACTAACGCTTGCCGCTGAACGGAGGATTTGAACTCCATAAAGTGTGTCGGCAGTGTACAGAGTGGCAAGGTACGGCTGTTGGTACTGAACTTGTGAGCGAATAGCCATTTGTTCAACCAAAACCACAGAGTCTTTATGACCCATCAAGCAAACTCGTGCATTGTTAGTGCCTGATGCTGTGTCGCGATTGCTTGAGACAAACACGGGGATACCATACAAGTTACCGATTTCACCTGTGCGAATGGTACTGTTTGTACCACCAACAAAGGCTTGTTCAGTGTAACGAGCCAGACCCATCAAAGTGTTGCGGCTTGAGGGAGGAATCAAGAAGAAGCGACCATCCATAGGAGTGTCGGTATCATCCATACGCTGAATAGTGCGGCGAATAGCGGCATCGGTCAATGCTGACTCATTGTTGTTTGCGGCAACATAAGCAGTAGTACAATCA